TGCAGAGCTGGGGCGGCGGCACGTACTGATGGATGTTGATTTTCTTGGAACGACGACCATTCACACAGTCAATGACAAACGAGACGAGCTACAAGAACTCCGGGGACACGATGGCGCATGTCGGTTCGGAGCCGAATGTGACTGCCCTGACCGAGGAGTTGCGGCGTGCGGCGACTGACTACGGGATCGGTTCCAGGGTCGAGCGTGTCGAGAACACGAGGTACTGCCGATGGGCTGGCCAGTCTGAAGACGGCAAGAAGTGGAACGAGAACCAGACGCACGGCAAGATGGCGTTCCCCTGGGACGGTGCTTCCGATACGCGAATCCCGCTGGCCGACGAGGTGGTCAACGGGCTGGTCGATGTGTGTTCCACGGCCTTCTGGCGCTCGATGCTGCGTGTAGCCCCGACGAACGTGCGGAGTTTGGACACTGCTGTGACGGCGCATTCACTCATGGACTGGGTGATGAACCAGAAGCTCTACACGGACATGACCCGAGAGGTTGAGCTCTTGAGTCAGTACCTGTGGACCTATGGTTGGGCTGGCGTGCATGTCTCGTGGCAGCAGGAGATCGGGCAGAAGGAGCAGTACGTCACGGTCGAGCAGCTCATGGCGATCGCAGCGCAGAGCCCGACTGGCAGTGTGCTGGCGGACTTGCCGAACCTTCTGGCGAACCCGGAGGCGACTGATCAGTTGGCAGAGCTCCTGATGGCTGCATTTCCGAACCTGAAGAAGCGAAAGGCCATCAAGTGCGTGCAGGACCTGCGTGAAGAGGGCGAGTGCGAGATCTACGTGCCGACTTTGGTGAAGAACGCTCCGAGCATTGCTGCGTTGGCGCCCTGGGACGAGCTGGCGTTCCCTCCGGAGACCACTGACATCCAGAGTGCGCGTGTGGTTTTCCGTCGCTGCTACATGACCGAAGTGGAAGTCATGCAACACGTGGAGACCGACGAGTGGGACGAGGAATGGGCCAAGCAGGCGATTGCGACCCGGGGCAAGTTCAGCAACTTCTCGGACTTCACCTACACGATCGGACTCACCAACAACGCACTCCTGGACCGCGAGAACCTGGTGGAGGTCGTGTATGCCTACCAGAAGGCTCTCGATGAGGACGGTGTCCCCGGCGTCTACTGCACGGTGTTCTGTCCTCAGGTCGGTGGCGCTTGGGGCAAGTTCGAGCTGATCGACTACGAGCACGGTCAGTACCCATTCGTGGTGTGGAGGAGCGAGATGATCCACCGGAAGATTGCTGAATCCCGTGGCGTCCCGGAGATCTGCAGCACCTGGCAGAATGAAATCAAGGCACAGCGGGACTCGATCTTCGACTACACGAGCCTGAACACGATTCCTCCGATCCAGGTTCCGAAGACTCGTGGTGGAAATCTGCGACTCGGTCCTGCGGTACAGATTCCGGTGCTGCGTCCGGGCGAGATCTCGTTCATGGCGCCTCCTGCCAGGGAGCCCTCGGTGGCATTCAACCTCATCTCCTCGATCGAAGCGCAGGTGGACAGGTACTTTGGTCGGCCCACTGAGAAAGTGCCTCCTGCGGTCACCCAGATGCGGCAACAGCGTGTCGTGAACAACTGGCTACACGGCTGGACCGAGGCGTTCCGACAGGTGCTGACGCTCACTCTGCAGTACGTTGGACCAGAGGAAGTGGCCCGGATCACCGGCAGCAACGTGGCCCTGTCGACCAACATCCAGGACTTCGACGTGTCGCTGAAGTTCGACGTCCGCGAGTTGAGCACCGACCTGGTGACCGAGAAATTGAAGGCCCTGGCGACGCTGGTGCTGCCTCTGGACTCGGTCGGTGTCGTGGATCGCACCAAACTGGTCGGCCTGGCTTTGCGTGCAGTCGATCCGACGCTGGCAAACGAGCTCATCATGCAGGCTGGACCGGCCTCGCAGAAAATGTTCGACGAGACCAACGACGAGATCGGGCTCATGGCGCTAGGTAATCCCCCTAAATTGAGAGAGAACGATCCCACTGCTCAGGCCAGGCTGAATTTTGCACAGCAGATCCTTCAGGCGAACCCGAAGTACCAGCAGCAGGTGCAACAGGATCAGCTCTTCCAGGCCAACCTGCAGAAGTACATCGAGAACCTGCAATTCTCAGTCCAACAGCAGCAGAACGCGGTCACTGGACGGCTCGGAGTGCAGCCTGGAGCACAATCCCAACCGCAGTGATGGAGAGTCAGAATATGAACGAAGAGAAATTGAGGGAGGCGCTCTCGGGCCATTCTCCAGACGATCCGATCATCAGGGCGATCACTCAGATCCTGGTCGGCATCATCGACGATGAGAGGGACATGGCCATACAGCCTAACCTCACGAACGAGGCTCGAGCATTTAACTGCGGACGAGTGGCTTCAGTCATCGATCTTGCCGAGTATTTGGAAGTGCTAGGATGGAAAACATCATTGACTTCTAGAAAAACACACCCATCAGACGGGTAACTGGTTTCTGGGTTCCATCAAAACCCTGACTTATAGCCCGACTTGCAGGGCCTAAAACGCATGGAAGCAACAAATACTGGGGAAGCGACACCCTCCCAAAACACGGCGCAGCAAATCAACCCGCTCACCTTCGACGAGTCGGCGTTGGCAAAACTCCTGAAGCAGAGGTTCTCCGAGCCCGAGCAGAAGGAACCAGTCGAGGAACAGGAACCAGCCGCTGCGAGTGCGGATGAGCCGGTTGCCGAGGGGTCAGCGCCCGAGACTGCTGAGAACGGTGAGGAGACGACCGTGGACGAGTCCGGGGAGCAGGAAACTGTTCCGCAACAAGAGCAAGAGGACGACGAACCGGCTGGAGTCCAGAAGCGGATCAACAAGCTAGTGGCCCAACGTAAGGAGGCCGCAGCCAAGGCGGAAGCCCTGGAGCGCGAGTTGAACGAAGCAAGGACCAAACTGGAAGTCCTCGAGCAGCAGGCATCTGCACCGCAGACATCAGTCGTTGCCGACAACCCGTTCGCTGACATCTGGGACGAAGGGAAACTCTCTGAGGAGTACCGCAAGGCCCGTGAACTGAAGCGATGGTGCGAAGACAACGCCGACGGCTGCGAGATTGGCGGGAAAGAGTACAGCGCGGAGGACATCAAGAGCATTCGCCGCAAGGTGGAAGACGCACTCGATGTACACATTCCGACGAGGCACCAGTTCCTGACCAACTACAAGCAGATCAAGCCAGTTGCCGAGGCATCGTATCCTTGGTGGAAGGACCGATCGAATCAGACGTACGCGGAGGCGCAGCAGGTACTGAGGCAGATGCCGCAGCTTGCGAGTTTCCCGGACTATCAACTTGCGATCGGGGACTTCCTGGAAGGACGAAAGATGCGGATGGAACGAGAGAAGAGCGCAAAGGCCCCCAAGGCCCCTGTCAAAGTGGCTCCAAAGCAGCCATCAGCTCCGAAGGCGAGTCCAGTCCGCACTGACAAGTCCACCAATGACGCTCTGGTTGCGAAGCGGAACTTCCTGAAGACCGGATCCAGTGCCGAACTGTCGAAGTTGCTTCAGAAAACGATTCTCAAATAAGGAAACACTATGCCACTGCTACAGCAAAATCAGGTAAACCAGAACTCATCCGGGTCTGCAATTCGCGAAGATCTCGCGGACTACATCGCTATTGTCGATGCGAAGAGCACCCCGTTTGTCAGCCAAGCTCCAAAATCGAAGGACTTGGGGAACATGCGCTTCGACTGGCAAGTTGACTCGTACTCGGCCCCGGTTCTTGCCGGTGTGATGGACGGTACGGATGTCACTGTCTCCAGCGCCTCGAACCCGGTTGCCAACCGCGCTCGTCAGGCCAACTACGCTCAGGCGTTCCGTCGCGACCTGCGGATCGGTTTCATCGCCGAGACCCAGAACGTTGCCGGTGTGAGCGACGAGCTTGCCAACGGCATCAGCAAGAAGCTCATCGAGATCAAGCGCGACATGGAGGCGACGTTCTGCTGCACCAACCAGACTGCTCAGATTGAGAGCGGCAGCGTTGGATCTGGCAATGCGTACCTCACCTCTTCGCTTGGTAACTGGATGACTGGCACTCCGGCTTCCGGAACTGTTGGTCTGCCTGCGACGTACTCGGGCGGTGACTACGGTCCTGCTTCCGGCGCTGTAACGACCACGACCACTGCCAACCTCACCGAGAGCACGGTCCAGAACGTCCTGACTGCGATCTATGGCGCCACTGGAACCTACCGCACCTACGACGCGATCGTCGGCACCACACTGAAGCGCGCCTTCACGAACCTGACGGCTGGCGCTGTCACGAGCACCGCGAACAGCTCCAACATCGCTGCGACCAGCGTTCGGACCTTCAACCAGGATCTGAGCGCCGACACGTTCAAGTCTTCCATCGATATTTTCACTGGAGACTTCGGCACCTTGGTTCTGCACCCGTCGGTGTGGATTGGCAGCAAAACCACTGGCAGCACCGCTTTGACTTCTTTGGCTTACAAGGGATACGTGATTCCGTTCGACATGGTCGAGGTTCGCTACGCCAAGTTGCCCGAGGTCAAGGATCTCCCTGATGCTGGCGGCGGACCGGCCCGGTTGGTCCAAATGATCGCGGGACTTGTGGTAAAAAATGCGCAGGGGATGGGCATGTTCAACGGCGCGTCCTAATCAATCACTCAACGGGGAGCATCTGCCAGCGTGGTGGGTGCTCCCCTTTTTTCTATCTACCAACATGATCGACAACGTACTCGACGGAATTCCTGAACATCTCCACGGAGCAATCCTCAAGGAGCTCAAGACCGGCTATCAACGCGAGATGGTGAACGCCGAAGTCCACCAACGCCGGATCGCCAAGCAGTCTGAACAAGTCCACAGATCCATCGACGGCATCGGGCAGTTGCGGATGCGAGTGGACCCGACGCTCTACCATCACTGGGGACAACAGCTCGGCTATGAGTGCTGGCGTGATGGGCAATTCCTCCGCGAGGTCGAGCGCGACAATCCGGAAGTCCGCGTGAAGTCTGGTGGAACACGCTTGCAGGTCGGCTATTCCGGGACCAACAAGAGGTTCAGCAAAACGTACTGATTTATGCCGCAGCAGCTCATCAACATTGGTTCCAGCGACAATGACGGGACAGGTGATCCGCTGCGGACAGCCTTCAACAAGTGCAACGACAACTTCACTGAGCTCTACGGAAGCGGAGGCGGCGGAGGCATCGGTGGAAGCACGGGAGCCCTGGACAACGCGATCCTACGAGCTGAAGGCACTGGAGGTTCCACGCTGCAGAGTTCCGGTATCGTCATTGCCGACGGTGCATCTGGAACACTGAGCGGAACCAACAGCGGCGACGTCGCACTGGCAGGCACTCCGGACTACATCACGATCGCGGGGCAGACCATCACTCGCAATCAGATCGACCTGGTCACTGACGTCACTGGGAACCTTCCGGTCGGTAACCTCAACAGTGGGACGTCCGCGAGCTCCGCGACCTTCTGGCGTGGTGACGGTGTCTGGGCTGTCCCTGCTGGTGCTGGCGACGTTGCCGGACCTGCTAGCTCCACAGACAACGCGATTGCCAGGTTCGACGGCACGACTGGAAAGCTGATCAAAAACTCGGCTGCGACTATTGCAGACACGACCGGGGACATCACGGCTGGCAAGTTCAACGGCGTTACCATCAGCGGCTCTGGAACCATCAGCGGGTCCTCGAGCGGAACGAACACAGGCGACCAGAACCTATTCAGCACGATCGCTGTCTCTGGCCAGAGCAGTGTGGTTGCGGACAGCACCTCCGACACGCTGACACTGGTAGCTGGAACTAACGTAACGATCACCACCGACGCAACGACTGACACGATCACGATCAGCGCGTCTGGAGGTGGTGGTGGTGGTGCTCCGACGAATGCCGAGTACTTGGTTGGCGCTGCAGATGGAACGCTCACCGCGGAACGTGTTGTCGCAAGCTCGACCAGCATCACTGCCAACCTTGGGACTGCTGGAGCTGCAACCTTCGAGCGTGCTGCTCTGACTGGTGACGTCACTGCCAGCGCGAACTCTAACACCACGACGATTGCTGCTGGGGTGGTCAGCACATCGAAGCTCGGTGGTGACATTACGACTGCCGGAAAGGCTCTGCTCGATGATGCCGATGCTTCAGCGCAGAGGACGACGCTTGGACTTGGAACTCTAGCCACACAAAGCGGAACATTCAGCGGGACGTCTTCAGGTACCAACACCGGGGATGTCACACTGGCCTCTCCGAATCGGTATCTGTCGCTGGCATCTCAGCAGATCACGGCTGGCCTGGTAGATCTTGCGTCGCACGTTACTGGAGACCTTCCGTTTGCGAATCTAACCCAGGCGACGGCTGCCTCTGTCCTGCTGGGGCGCGGTTCTGCTTCGGGTGCAGGCGACTTCCAGGAGATCTCGTTGGGCTCCGGCCTTTCGATGTCTGGCACTACGCTCAGTGCTTCTGGGGGCGGCGGTGGAGCTCCGGCGAGTGCTGAGTACCTGGTCAAATCCGCGGACGCCACACTGACTGCAGAGCGCGTGGTGGGCGACTCGACAAGCATCACCGCGAACTGGGCGACCTCGGGCCAGGTGTCGTTCGAGAGGGCTGCACTCACCGGCGATGTCACGGCGTCAGCGAACAGCAACACGACGGCGATCGGATCCAACAAGGTCCTGTACTCGATGATCCAGCAGGTCCCGGCGCTGACAGTGGTCGGCAATGGTGGCAGTACGACTGCGGATGTCGGATCGATCACTGGGACTGCTGGACAGGTGCTCCGGGTCAACAACGGCGGCACGGCTTTGGCTTTCGGAGCTGTAGACCTTTCCACGGCTGCAGCAATCACCGGAACGCTAGGCATCGCCAACGGTGGAACTGGACAGACGACTCAGACGAATGCCTTCGATGCCCTGGCGCCGACAACAACCAAGGGCGACCTCATCCTGCACAACGGCACCGACAACGTGCGCCTGGCTGTTGGTGGGACAAACAACCACGTCCTGACGGTCGATTCAACGACTGCGACGGGCGTCAAGTGGGCTGCTGTCAGTGCTTCAGGTGGCGGGTCAACCAACGTCTGGATCCCGGCTGCTCAGTGGATACCCAGGACGACGACAGGATGCGGTATCGATTCTCGTGAGCTGACGACCAACAAGATCAACACTGACGAGCTTCTGTTTGATCCCGGAACCGCTGAGTACGCTCAGTGCATGATCGTGATGCCTAGCAACTGGAGCACAACCACTGTCACGGTCACTGCGAAGTTCCATTGGACGGCGTCGGTTACTGCTTCCGGATCAAACACTGATGTTGTCTGGGGGCTGCGTGGTCGAGCCTACGCAAATGATGACGCACTCGATCAGGCAATGGGTACCGGAGTGACGGTTACTGATACGCTGACTGCTGTGAACGACTTGGACATCAGCCCCGCTACATCAGCCATCACTCTTGGCGGGACGGCTGCGGCTGGAAACCCAGTGATCTTCGAGGTCTATCGCGATGCTGGAGTCACTGGCGACAATTACGCTTCTGACGCTCGTCTCCTCGGAGTGGAAATCACCTACACCGCAGCCTAATGCACAGACGGGCCAGACATCTTACAGGACGTGCTGCTGGGGCGTCGTTTCACTACGATTCTCGTTGGCTTAGTCTAAGTGATGGATCTGGAGTCCAGACATTTACAGATGTGTCCGGGACGAACAACGCGACACAAGCAACATCAACAAATCAGCCGACATTCAAGGTAAACATATTGAATGGGAATCCTGTTGTTAGATTTGACGGAACTAATGACTTCATGTCTTTGGCAACTGGAGCTGCAGTTAACATAAACTACTTCGGGTTGGCGTTATTTAAGTCAAACTCAACCGCAGCTCCAACTCTTGTAAACAAAACATCTGCTAACGGATTGCCATATACAAACTTTTACTTTGACACTGGAACTCAAAAACAAATCTACGGATTTAGATCTTCAAGCCTGTTTTTTGCAAATGGGTGCGATATGACATCGTTCGCCATCTCAACGTCATATTCCGACTCTTCATCGAATAAGGTTTTCCACAACGGTATAGAAAAAACAACTACAACAAGCGCTGCATCAGGACCTGCAACTAATGTGACTGACATCGGAATTAGAGATCAAGACAACACAAAATTGAATGGAGACGTTGCGTCATTGATCCACATCACAGGAGCTCTTGTTGCAAATTCGTTGAGGAAACGCTTTGAACAATCGGTTGCTTTTAGTTTCAAGTTACCATGCTCATGACCTACCTCACATACGACAAGCAGCTCCGCTCCGAGACTGATCCAGAAGTCATCGCCAACCTGCTTCGGAAAGGCTGGGTCGAGTCGCCGCAACCGGCATACGATCCCGCCACCGAGACATGCCAATGGATTGACGGCGCGTGGGTGGTCGCTCAGATCGTTGTGCCTGTTCCTCAGCAGGTCTCAATGTGGGCCTTGCGTGAGGCGGTTATGCAGGCCGGTGAGATGACCGCCATTGCAGCCGCACTGAATGGCCTTCCAGAGCCTCAGAGGTCAATTGGTTGGAACCGTTGGGAGTACAAGGAGAACATCGTCCGTGACAGTCCGATCATCGTGATGCTTCAGAACGAGCTGGGATGGACTGACGCTCACGTCGACGACCTGTACAAGAACGCAGCGGCGATCGCGCAGTCTCCAAACTGAGAACTTGCAAGACCAAAATTCTAGGACCAAAGGAGACGAAGCATGAACGTTGGAGCAAACCTACAACTCAGCGGCGAGTACGGTGGACGGTACCTCACCAGCGCATCCGGAACCGTGCAGGGCAACTGGTACCAGCTTGAAGCGGTCGGCGCCACGGTCCTGGGAGCGATCACGAGCAACATCGTGGACCTGCCTTCGGGCGTGAACCTGGCCGCGGGTCAGACTCTTAACGGTGTGTTCACCAGCGTCGCAGTCACATCCGGAGCAGTCATCGCACTCAACCGAAGGAGCTGATGAACGTCGGAGCAAACAGGCAGCTCAGTGGGGAGTACGGTGGTCGGTACATCACGTCCGCGACGGGTGCGGTGTACGGGAACTTCACCAAGATCCACGCCGTCAGCGCCTCGACGATCAGCATCACGTCCTCGAACATCACCGACGCGTCTTCGGTCACGCTAGCCCAGGGCCAGGAGTTCAACGGTCGAGTCAGCGCGCTCAGTGTGAGCTCTGGTGCGATCATCGCGTACAACACCAGTGCGACTTCCACTTCCTATACGACCACGACCAACAAGGCGTCGTTTGTCAGTACCGACTACCTCGACTGGAGCGTGTTTGGGGCAGACCTTGCTTATGTTCAGCTAGGTCAGTCAGCAAACTCGAATCTCGGAAATCTGACAACAATACTGTCTCCGCAAGCACTCCAGAGAGTAACGCAAGGTGGATTGAGCGCATCATGGAATGGTAATTTTACGAGTGGAGATGCTTTAATCTACTCAAGCAACCAGAGGTACATAGTCTTCAAATTCAAGAACAAAGTTAAGTCTGTTGGATTTCAAATACAGTCTGGTGTGCTTGGATCTTTTTCTTGTGGCTTTCAAGTTTTTGACAGTTCTGATTGCATTGTGGGCCAAACTACCGCGTCTGGAACATCTAGTACTGCAAATGATGGATCTGCATTGTTTGTAGGAATCAACAATAGCAATACATGCATCGAAAAAGTCGTTGTTCGCCTTGATCCTCCGACTCCATCCATTAACAGGTTCTCCATTAACCGGATCCTCCTAGCATGAACGTTGGAGCAAACAGGCAGCTCGCCGCGGAACTTGGTGCCAGGTACATCGACAATACCTACGGCAAGATCTTCGGCGACTTTTGCTTCATCACGGCGGTGTCTGCTGCAACGCTCACAGTGTCCGGTGGCAACATCACGGACGCGACCTCGGTGACGCTGGCCCAGGGGCAGACCATCCGTGGAAGGTACACTGAGCTCACTGTCAGCTCTGGCGCGGTCATCTGCTATAACTCGAAGTACCCGGTCAATGGCGGAATCTACACTGCATCCAACTTCCCATACGATGATTTCTTTGTCCACAGTCAGTGGGGAGCAGTCGGTACGATTATTGCCAGCGGCACATCAGCTACATCCTCTCTCGGTAAAACAATATCAGTCACTGCTGGGTCGTCGGTGTATTCAATGATCCAAGGCGTGAATTGGCTTGGAGATTTCACACCTGGTGAGTACCTGGTATACTCATGGGGAAATACACTCGTTAATTTCAATTTTGCTTCACCTGTCAGGGGGGTTGGACTCCAGATACAATCGGGTACGTTGGGGCCTTATGCTGCAAACTACACATTCAAGGACTCATCCAATAATCCGATAGCAACAGCATTTGGATTTGGGCTGTCGACCACTAAGCAAGATAACACCGCTTTGTTTCTTGGATATGAGTCGTCAGTTCAGAATATTTCAAAAGTCTCAATTGAGCTGACTGGTACGGCTAAACTTGGAAAATTCTCAGTCGGAAAACTCTATATCAAATCGTGAGCTATCAACTACAAGACAACCCTGCCATGGTTTTCCCGCAGGTATTCACTGGCGACATTCCTGATCCGAACGGTGTCATCGAGGCTGGCATGAGTGCGATCTACACCGCAAACGAGGGCGCCCCAGACGAGGTTAACTGGATCAAGACGACTGCTTCCGGGAACACTGGCTGGATCTCGAACCGATGAACATCGACAACAACCACAACGGACACCCCATCGGTATCCTTGCGGCTGCCGGTGCTGTGACTCTGGCTTCCCTCATCCCAACGCTGACCATGTGGTTTCAGTTCGGGACTGCAGTCATCGGCTTCTCTCTCGCGGTCTACGGTGCCGTGCAAACAATCAAGAAAATCAGAGCTAACAAGTCCAAAAAATGAACGACTCCATCAAGTCCCTGGTCCGCCACATCCTCTCCGCTGCTGGTGGTTTTCTCGTCGCCAAGGGCCTCGTGTCTGCTGACCAGCTCCCTGAGATCGTCGGTGCTGTCCTGACTCTCATCGCTGCTGGCTGGGGCATCATGGCCAAGAAGAAGAGCGCCGAATGATCGAGCAGTTCGTCCTGGCTGTTCTCAAGTTCATCGAGTCACTCCTACGCAAGGACCAGACAGGTGAAGATGGAAAACGCAATCCGGGCCTTCGCGACAAGTTGCTCGATCGCATTCGCCAGCATGAGCAGCGGGTGCTCGACAAGAGTCGTCCTGGTGCCCAGCGGTGAGCCTGTACGCCTTGCAGAGCCTGTCCGGGCCAAGGTGTGGGTGATCGACGCCAGCGGAAACCAAATCAAGTCTGCCAACCGCGTGACGCTCCCAGAGGGGTGGTACGCACTACCCAAAGAATAACATGACCCAAATCATCAACGTGTTGCAGCCCGACGGATCGATCCAGGAGATGTCCTGCGAGGTCCAGATCGCCAGCATGACCACTGAGGATGGATCGACTATCCAGTGCATCGAGCTGCTCATCCCTCAACCGCCCACTGAATGATCAACTACAAGGGCGAAAAGTTCGCTGGCTACAACAAGCCCAAGCGCACGCCCGGTGGTCCCAAGAAGTCCGCGGTGCTCGCCAAGGAAGGCAACCAGGTCAAACTGGTCCGCTTCGGTGACCCCGACATGTCGATCAAGAAGCACATCCCCGAGCGCAGAGCCAGCTTTCGAGCGCGTCATGGCTGCGACAACCCGGGCAGCAAACTCTCCGCGAAATACTGGTCCTGCAAAGCCTGGTGACATATGGCAAAGACCGTCTCCTATTCCTACGTACTGCAAAAAGCCTGCGAGCTGACTGGGCGCACGTACCCACCGACGACTGAGGAAGCATCGTTCTTCCGGACGTTCATCGGTACGGCATTGCGTCAGGCGTGGGAGGCGTTCGACTGGCCGGATCAGACCATCGTGCAGCAGGAGTTCTTCGCTCCGACCTATTCCTCGGCGACTGCCTACACTGTGGGGGAAGTGGTCTACTTCCTGGTCGAGGAGAAGTACTACCAGTGCGTCCGGGCTGCAGGCTCAACTGGAGTCGATCCAACGACCGGCGGACCACAGGGGACTCTCAACGCGAGCTACTGGACCGAGGCCAAGCCGAACTACAGCAACACCGAGGGAGGAGACTGGTCGGCTACTAGCTCCTACGCGATCGGCGACATCGTACTGTACCCGGTCACGCAGCAGTACTACCAGTGCGTCGCAACTCCTTCGATCGGGACGGTGCCGACCAATACCTCGTTCTGGGGGCTGCTGAATCCG